TAAACGCACAAGGTTATAAAAGGGTATTTTTCAGTTAGCTTTTTAAATATATTGTTACCCATAAATACTGATTGAGGATTCACATGTATTCATCCACCGTTTACTTATACCAACAAATTACCAGAGTGTTATTGATTGACACCGGCGGTGGCTATTTCACAGCGAGGTACGACCCAGTGTATGCTAAACAACTAACCGTCAACAAAGGCGTTGACAACGTCTTCTTGTTTGAATTTATCAACCAAGATCAAAAACCAGTAAACATCACAGGCTCTAGTTTTGTGTTTAGACTGATGAATCAAACTGGTGATCGACTGATTGCTGAAAAAAATATGGAAATACTGAGTGCTACCACAGGCCGCGCAAAAGTGGTGCTGAACAGTGCAGACACCATAGACATCATTGCCCAACCTGGAAGCTACAGTATACAACGCACCTCTGGCAGCTATGTTCAGTCAGCATTTGTGGACGACAATTCTGGTGCTCGGGGTAACTGCAACATTGTGGATTCAGTGTTTCCTGAGTTTGTGCCCAGCCAAGAACTTACCATTCCCACAATCTACGGCAAAGCACAGCAGTTACAACCCGGTCCCACAAACTATCCTGATTGGGCTCTGCAACCTCCTCCAGTCAACACCACACAAACCACAGAATTTTACAGCAGCGAACTACCCACAAACGGACAACAGCTGACCACGGTCAGCATGGATCTGGATCATTACACTGGCACAATCAAAGCACAAGCAGCACAAGATTATCAAAGCATATGGTACGATGTCACTGAGAGTTATGAATTCTTTGATGACACAAGAACTTGGCACATGAACATTGCAGGATTTCACCCGTTGTTGCGACTGGCATTCAACAACAGCTTGGGATTTGGAGCAACAGCCAACGCCACAGTTACCAATGGTGTGGTCACTGCCATCACATTGACCAACGCAGGACAAGGCTATGTGGCTCCTCCTCGACTGCAGATTTTGGGCAACGGTTCGGGAGCCCGAGCCACTACCACTATTGGCGACAACAGTCAAGTTTCTGGAATTACCATTGTAGACGGTGGATCAGGTTATTTGCCGTTGCAATACCAAAGCACAATTTCAGCCACGGTGCTGTTTGACACAGGTACAATCACTAATCTCCAATATCGTTGATATACTTAGCAAACTGTGTTAAACTACACAAATGCTTGATATTGTTCAATACCTACCTGCCAAACGCAAAGCCAGTCCCAGCGGGTGGGTCAGTTTTAATGCAGTATGTTGCCATCACAACAGCAACAGCCCAGACCGACGATTACGAGGCGGAATCAAAGTCAATGAACAAGGTTGGAGCTATCACTGCTTCAACTGTGGATACACTGCTAGCTTTATCCTTGGCCGTACTGTAAGTTATAAGGCCCGTAGGCTCTTGAGCTGGTTGGGTGTACCTGACCGAGACATAGAATTGGCCAATTTGGAAAGTCTGCGTCATCGCAGTATCCACGGCATTGTGGAAGATCGGCAACGTGTGGCCAATATACTGCAGGGCATTGACTTTGAAGAACGTGACTTGCCACCAGCATCAGAATTGATCACACAGGAACATCCCAAGTACTGGGACTATGTTCGTGATCGTCGGGTGCCCGAAGACTTTCCTGTGATGACACCCATACGTACCGATGGTGTTCATTGGACCAGGCCTTGTGTGATTGTGCCGTTCACGCATGACAACAAGATTGTGGGCTACACAGCTAGATTTCTTGACGGCAAAAGACCCAAGTTTATCAGCGAACAACAACCTGGCTATGTGTTTGGCATAGATTTGCAACCGCCCAATTGGCAGCATGTGTTGGTCATGGAAGGCATATTTGATGCACTCAGCATTGGTGGTGTTGCGTTACTACACAATGAAATTAGTGATGCACAAGCCAAACTGATTCGTGGCATTGGACGAGAAGTTACTGTGGTGCCGGATCAAGATCGTGCAGGACTGGAACTGATTGACAGAGCAGTGGAACTGGGATGGGCAGTGAGCATACCTGCCTGGGAAGATTGCAAAGACGTCAATGATGCTGTGAAGAAATACGGTCGACTTGGTACCTTGCTAACTATTATGCAGGCACGAGAAACCAGCAGAATCAAAATTGAATTAAGAAAGAAAGCCCTTGTTAAAAGAATACAACACTGAAGTACAACGATTGTTTCTGGAAATGATGCTGGAAGACGCCAGCTCGTATGTGCGTGTTCAGAACATCTACAATCCAGAAAACTTTGATCGCAGTTTGCGCAAAGCAGCAGAGTTTATTAAAGAACACTCAGACAAGTACAAAACTCTGCCAGACCGCGCACAGATATCTGCGGCATGTGGTATCACATTGCAGTCTGTGCCTGAACTCAATGAAGGACACAACGAGTGGTTCATGGCAGAGTTTGAGAGCTTTACCAAGCGTCAAGAACTGGAACGTGCTATCTTGAAAGCAGCAGACTTGCTGGAAAAGGGCGAGTTTGATCCAGTGGAAAAACTGATCAAGGATGCTGTGCAGATCAGCTTGACCAAGGATATGGGCACAGACTACTTTGCTGATCCTGCAGGTCGTATCAACAAGTATTTCAATTCAGGTGGACAAGTTAGCACAGGATGGCCACAGATGGATCGATTGTTGTATGGTGGATTCAGTCGAGGCGAACTCAACATCTTTGCAGGTGGATCAGGATCAGGCAAGAGTCTGGTCATGATGAACATTGCGCTGAACTGGTTGCAACAAGGACTCAGTGGTGTGTATATCAGTCTTGAATTGAGTGAAGAACTAACCAGCCTACGAACTGATGCCATGCTGACCAGCATGAGCACCAAGGACATTCGCAAGGACATTGATTCAGCAGAGCTCAAGGTCAAGATAGCAGGCAAAAAAGCTGGCCAATATCGGGTCAAAGCCTTGCCAGCACAAAGCAACATCAACGACATTCGAAGCTATGTCAAAGAAGTGCAGATTCAAACAGGTATCCAAGTGGACTTTTTGATGATTGACTACCTGGACTTGTTGATGCCCGTGAGTGCAAAGGTCAGCCCCAATGACTTGTTTGTGAAAGACAAGTATGTGAGTGAAGAACTGCGTAACTTGGCCAAAGAGCTGGGTGTGTTAATGGTAACTGCAAGTCAGTTGAACCGTAGCGCAGTTGAAGAAATTGAATTTGATCACAGTCACATTAGTGGTGGTATTTCCAAGATCAACACAGCAGACAATGTGTTTGGTATCTTTACAAGTCGTGCTATGAAAGAGCGCGGCAAATATCAAATACAATGTATGAAGAGTCGTAGTTCAACAGGTGTGGGACAAAAGATTGATCTTGAGTACAACATTGAAACCATGCGCATCACTGACGAAGGTGGCGAGGATGGTGATGCCAGCGGAGGGTTTGCCCGAAAACCCAGTTCCAACTTGATGGATTCCATCAAAGCTAAGTCAACGGTGGCAACAGAAAATGCACCAACTAAATGGGAAAAACCCACTGGCACACATGCCTGGGACAAACCAATGGTTCATTCAGATGATACTTCTAAGGTAACTGCTGATGTACAGAGCGCCAAACTCAAACAGTTGTTGGGCAAGATCAAATCAGGTTAAGCAATTGCACTTTTAATCACAACAAAGTTCAGTACCAATGCTTCGCTTAATGGTCCGGCACCTTGGTTAAGTTACTGACCCGTTGATCACAGCATAGCGTATGACCAGGGCTTCGCCTAGTGTACCAGCAGTGTTGTTTCTAACATAAATGGTAGCACTACCGGCTGCACATGCAGCATTGAGAGTGTATGACCCCAGTGTACCACCGCTTTGGTGTTGCAACAACAACAAGTCATTTGCACCAATGGTGCTGTTGGTCAATACAAAATTCACTATAGTTGCAGCAGCCAAATTGGTGTTTTGCATGGTAATTTGGCCGCAACGTTTGTTTAACGTAACTCCTGTGGATTTGTTAGTAGCCTGTGCAACCGTCCCGCCAGTTCCAGTACTGTACCCAATGGCAGATTCTGTACTACCGAGCAATGGACGATTTAGATCATAAACAGTTATGGTAGTCCCGGCGTCTACAGTAGAGAATTCAAATTGATATGTTCCTGTGGCAGCAAACGTAATTACATTTGATGCATAACCTTGCAATCCTGTAGTGCCCAAACTGACGGCCACTGGCAGGGTTAAAGTATGAGCAGTGCTGGTCACGGTCACAGCTACCACAACTG